TCCAATGCCCTCATTACAGTTTTAGCAGAATGTGAGAACTCGCGCAAACCCAAGTCTTTAGATGCGATCCTGACACGAAACGCACGCTTAAAGTCGCCTTCTGGTTTTGCTGGAATAGCCTCGCCTACTTTGACCATCTGAAAATCTGGTCGCCCAGACTCAAATGATAACCATCCAACTTCGAGATTATCCATATCCATAACGAACTTGGTCGGAAGTTGCATTTCGCTTTCCTCTTTTATCCACTGACCAGATGCGTCTTGCACCCTGTCTTGCTTCAAAAAGTCCCCAGCTTTAGCATCGTATTTGATAATTGGAAGAATATCCCCAGTTGATGCCGTTTCGTCTAAATTAAAACCTAATGCCATAACAATAACTCCTATAACAATAACATTAGTTGCATTTGACCTCGCCAAAAGCGAAGCCGCTAATCGGGTAGTAAGCAAACAGATCAACAGGATCATCCCTGTCACGCCGCCGGCTTATCCCGATATCGTGTTCAGCATCAAAATTGATAATGCCGATACGATCCGTCCATTCGACCAGTAACTTGCATTTCAGCCCAGTTGCGTTTGTTAGATTAGACGCGGCTAAAACTTTATGCAAGTTCACCATCATCGATGGATATTCCGTTGATGCGAAACTGCGCGTCTTTATTTCGATAAAACCTAACGCCTTATCGCCGCGCATCAATAACGCATCCATAATGTACTTCGGTGGCAGATCAACGCATTCGCATTTGTATCGTTCAGCGACAGCCGCCATTAATGCCTTTTCGCGTTCTTTATCTTGTTGCGTTTCATACAAAGTCATAGCAATAATCCTTGTGTCTGGATATCGCCAGATGAGTCGTAATTCTTATTATCGCCCTTTGGGTAATCTTCAACTTTGTACCTAAGATTTTGAAGGTATTCACGCTTCTGACGCTTATCGCCGACAAAGTACACATAACGGTGCTTGCGTGGACGCTCCACAGTTTCACCGCCTTTTACCCAATTATGTCTAGGGTGCTTGCCTGTAGTAGTATTAGTACCAACAGGATCAAACCTTTTTTCGCTCAATCCGCAATATATGAAGTTAGTAGCTTGATAAATAAATCCGTGATGTCCCATCTTTGTATCAGCATAAGAAACTATTATTCTGGGACGCGGCAACATTTTTAGTGAATTGCCAATCAAGAAACTAGCCTGATTTTTTGTATTGCTGTTCAGGACTAATCTATTTAATTCAAGAACCTGATCTGCATATTCAGCCCCACAGATGCCGATGCACAAATAACGACTAGGTGGCAATCCATATGTAATAACGCCGTCAAGAACACCATCAACATAAAGGCCGTATGCAAACATAACCACAGGCAATCTTTTTGCATAATGCTTTTGACGCAACCACGGATGCGCTTCTTCTTTTTTTATAGGCGCAACTATCATAGTAACTCCCTGCACACATAAAAGAACGTTTCCATATCCATTTCGCACGCATATTTCCAATCGTGCGGCATACCACCGCCAGAATACACATTGAAGTCTTTAATACTGGCAACGGCCTCAAGCGGCAAACGCACGCGTGGCTGTTGCCTATCATAACGATAGATGAGGCAGGGAAACTTGTTACCGCCAACCTTACGCGCCGCAACGCAGACTTGATCCCACCATTCCGGCTTTGCTTGAACTCCAACGCCATAACGCTTGCATTCGATCACGAATGGGAAGTTGGTAACTTGAACCGGTTCGATGTCGGCAAGACCACCTTCACGCGTTTGCGATAAGATACGCTGGAACTTGATCCCAAGTGCCTCTTCTAGCAACTTGCAACATTCGCGTTCCCACGCGTGTCCTTTATCGCGACCACCGCCGGGACGCATTAGCTGATTGCCCCGGCGTTGCGTGTTGCCGACTCAATCCGATCTTCTTCATCACGGATGCGCTTCAGTTCGTTCAGCATCGTTTCGTCAACGAATGCCGCCATCGAACGCCGGTTCTTGCGTGAATATTCCGCGATCAGATCATAGGTTTCTGGCCTGATGCGGATAAAAAGGTTTTTCATTTCGGTTTCCATCTCTGCTCCATTAAACTAAAAATAACCGTCATTATCCCTGCTCATTGCAAGCCTTTTGCCCATTTCATAAAATTTATCCTTTTTAGTTATTGCCATATTTTTTTCAGTACAGGCATACCTAACGCATCGATACAAATCCCATAAATTAAAGGTCAAAACGTTTATTTGCTTGAAAGATTTATCAACCGTTACAGTAACAGGATTATCCGCACCGCCTTCGTTTTGAAATGCAATGCTATCAAAAGTAGCTTCTAGCTTTGATAACGCTTCAGCGCACTCAAGAATATCTTGCTCAAGTCTGAAGTAAAATTCTTGCTCAACCGGTTCTGTCATTTGTAATTCTCCCATAAAAATGACTCCTTTAGCCATTCTATATATCAACCAGATATCATCTGGCAATACCCCTGATATTTTTTTTCAAAAAAAGGTATTTTTTTGTTGCAATGATATCAAAATGGTATATTTTAAGGTTATCAGACAGACAAAAGGGAGATTATCTGATGACTAAATTTACTACTGATTATGTGTTTGATACCGCAACGCACACTAAGGGAATGACTAAGAACCAGATCGTGTGTTTTCATTTGTACAATCCAAATGGCTTGGTTGCAAAGTTGCCTGACTTCGATGACTTCTGCCACGGTGACGTTTTCTTTACTGGCTGCGAAATGCTTTATGGTCGTCACGACAACCATCACGTCAAGTGGTTGCGTAATGTTTGCAACAAAGAAAAAAGCTACACCAAGTGGGATTTGATGTATCACTTGGATCGTCTGGCTAATGATGTTGATAAGGCTTGGACAGCAATAGCAGAAAAAAAGGCGGCCTAGAGCCGCCCCGAAAGGGAGATTATCTAATGATTAGAACACTTATTATAACCACCGCAATCGCATTGACCGGTTGCACGCGCTATGAACCGATTGTGGATTTACGCGCATCAGAAGATAAGGCGCAACTGTTCCAGCGTGACCTTAACGAATGTCGCCAGCTAGTCGAGCCAGCTAAATCAATCTGGACGATGGGTGATGAATATTGGGTTCAAGATATGATTAATAACTGCTTAGAAGGTCGGGGGCATTCGGTATTATGAGCGAGCCTATTCCAAAGGTATCTGCTTCGATCTTCGTATTAGAAGACCCGGAGTATCGCATCGGCAACGATATGCCGATTGAAATATTTGCAACGCGCGAAGAGGCGTTGAACGCGTGGAAAGCGGCTGGCGGTCGCGGCATTGACTTCAAGGGTTATTTTGTGCGTTTCAACGGCAAGAGTTCAATGATTAACTGGATAAAGGTGAAACTGCTATGATTATTCGACCTGAAGAGGAATTTATTGTTACGTTTGAGGTTAAAGCAACCGTTAGCATTTTGATGGATGCGCCTGACCACGACTTAGCAATAGAGCGCGCACAGTTACAACTAGAAAATATGAACACTAAGGAACTGTGCGAAAACATCGATGAATTTTTTGTTAGTGAATTTGTGGAGATTACTGATGCTTAGATTTATCGCTTATCTTGCCGGTGCTATCTTTGTGATGGGCTGGCTTAACGTAACTGGCAACCCATACTTAACGTGGTGGGGTGCAATAGCCTATATGGGGAATATGTAAAATGTATGACTTGTTTAATCAAACGAACAGCTTTCGCGTAACATTAGAGTGTGATGAAACACAACTAATGAAACTTATTAGAAGCGGTCTTATCGATGAGGCGAAAATTGAAGCCACAGAAAAGATGGCGCAAACATCATCTGATCAACATCTGCCCAAGGCTAGACGTTGGGAAGTTTATCGCGCTATCACTGACTTTTTTGATGATGCGGAATTTACGCCAGATGATGTTTCCAGCTATCTAAATGGCAAATACGTCAATTCAAGTGCCGCTAACGTATCATCATTCTTGAACAGCATTAACAAGATGAAGCTGATCACAATCGTTAGCAAGCGCGGAAAGAAAAACGTTTATCGCCTTAAAGATAAAGTCGGACATAGGCGTTTTAACGACATTCAAAAGGAAACACGGAGCAACGCCAATGGTCGGTAAATTAACGCCTGACAATATGATCAGCGCATCGGTAGTCCCAGTTATTCTGGGGCTATCGCCTTACAAAACGCAAAACGAATATCTGAAGCGGATCATCGCTTTAGATAACGGTGAGCCTGATCCCGAAACCTTTAACGGTAACGAAGCCACCGAACACGGCGATGCGTTAGAGCCGTATATTCTAAAGACCGCTTGTCAACGACTGGGCATCATTGAAGCCGACCTAAAACTTGATAAACCGTTCTTCTGTAAAGGCGTAATGCTTGCGGCGTCTTTAGATGGGATGGGCAAGCTAACCGGCACGATCAAGACCGATCCGAACAATGGCATATATGTTATGACCGAAGATGGTTCTATTGATGTTGATGGGTGGGGCTGTTTAGAAGCAAAACTAACTAGCGCACAGCCAGAAGAACGCCCAGCCGCCTATCGCGGCCTGTGGCAACTACAAGCGCAGATGATGTGTTCTAATCTTGGCTGGGGTGCAATCGCAACGCTGTATCAAGGCATAACACTTCGGATATTCGTCTATAAGGCCGATGCCGCGATGCAAAGCCGTATCATCGATGCGATAAGCGTATTTGAACGCCGCAGAGCCGACAAAGAACCTTATCCGGTGGTGTCTAGCGAAGATGGCAACAACGCCTATCCTACGGCCTCTGAAGCCGTTCCAGCGATAGATTTCGCAAGCGTGCAGGGTGGGCAGAAGCTACTGTTAGATTTAGCGACTGCTAAAGACGACAAGAAAGACGCTGAACGCCGGATCGATGAACTGGAAGCATCGATTAAAGAAATAATGGGTGAAGCGGCTGAAGGCGAAACGCAGATCGCCGGCAAGCGTTATATCGTGAAATGGCCTATGCGCCGGGTTCGGGAGCAACCGGAAAAGATTGTGCCGGCTAAACCCGAAACCGTATCGCGGCAAAAGACGTTAACGCTGAAGATTATTTCTTAGCTTTGAAGCTATCGACAACACCGCCGCCGAAGTAAAAACCAAGAATAATCAGCATCGCATAATTGATGCTGAATTGTTCCATCACCTTAGTGACGGCATCCGGGTCACCATATCCGGATATCGTCATTCCTAAAACGATCATATAACTGCCCAAGAACGTGCCGCCGAACATCAGCGCAAGATAACGTTGCGCGATCTTGAATGGCGCGTATGCACCCATC